TTTGTCTTGTGGCACGGCTTACATAAAACTTGAAAGCCTTCCTTCTCACAAAACATTCTATCAATAAACACATCAAATCCTTGCCAACCTTTTACGGGGTCTACAGCTGGTTCAATATGATCTACCTGTACATCAGCAGCTACAAACTGTTCAGTGCAAACAGCACACCTATAGTGCATAGCCATCTTACCAGTTTTTTTGTTAGTCTTCCTCGATGTGAAAGCTTCTTTCAACGCTTCATACTTAGGAGGCCAACGTCTACTGGAGGCGCGTATAGCAGACACCACAAAGCTTTTAAACCTTGCAGCTGTCCACTGCCCACTGTTGAAAACTCTATCTCTAAACATAATATGTGTGGTTTATAAGTCATTCTCCACGTCAACAAAATGCCATTCAATATCTACAATGTCCATGCTGTTTAGAGCAGCTGCTATCTCTTCCTTAACCCTATTCTCTAATGTCTCAGGGTCTAGGTAGTCCACTGGTGTGCTGTCTCTATCAGCCTCAGCTGTTAAGCTTATCTTAATTAACATTATTGAACACCTCCTACAGTGAAGCTGTCTGCTGTTAGTTCATCAACATCATCACCTTCATACATACGATTTACAGTGGCTACCATATCTTGTTGTGTATGTCCGTAATTCTGAGAGAAGTTTTCCATCACCTTCTCTGCTATTTCTGGGTCATCATCCATGTATTGAATCACTGATGACACCAGTACACACAGCCCCATTAGTGATTCAAGATCATCCTGCTTCATTGTTACAGGACCATATACACTATTAAGAATAACAAAAGATCCATCCCAGTCTCCTTCTTCGTCTAAGTTAGGACGTAGCACCATTGCTACATCGTTAGGTTTTAGGTTGTCATTATGCATATAATTCCTCTGGCGGTAACCACATCTGTTCTTTATATCTACGTAGCCATAACAGTCGAGCATTCTCTAACACTCTAGCTTCGTCCAAGTCTCTATCAGCATACTCAGCTACACATACATCATACATCTCTTTTTCTGTTACAGCCTCTGTCAGTAGTTTTAAAGCTTTGACATTCCCTATACCACGCAAGCCTATGATGTTATCTGTAGTATCTCCTGTCAATAGTTGTTTATAGAAGAAGCGCTCTGCTGCTGCTTGGTCTACATAGTAGTGTAGCTTCTTGTTGAAGTTGTAGTGCCAGCCCTGTAGCTGGTCCAAGTCTTTATCAATAGAGGCTATGATGCAGCTGTCTATCTGGGTTGCTGATGCAATGCCTATAGCATCGTCAGCTTCCTCACCCTCACATACTATAGCGTCCCATTCTTTAACAGCATGTGCTCGTAGTCCTTTTAAGTGATCTGGTTTAGGGGCAGTGCGGTTGCCTTTGTAGGGAAAAGAAACAGCCACATCATGACGGAAGTTATTGCTACCTGTTAAGAACAATCTCCAACTATCATAGAAGTGGCTGTCGTGATCCACAGCAAGAAGAATGTCTGTAATAGCTTTGTCTAAACGACTTCTAGCTAATGACAAACTTTCTTCTTTGCAGGCAAACGCTACTCGGTAGCAGACTATGTCTGTATCGATAAGCGCTTCCATGTCTTACAAGATGTCTTCGTCATCATCCATCTTATCACCACCCACATACTCAATCAGGTTTGTGATGACAAGCTTACGAAGGCTGGGGCTTTTACCATTCTTGTTTTTATATGTCCAATCGTAAGCCTTAATCATAGCTTTGCATTCGCTTTCATTGCCAATCAAAATGTCACTACCAATCTCTCCGTCTTCGTCAAAAGCTTTAATGGGCTTGTCACTTTTACAAGTGATGAACTTACCCATGTCTTCTTTCTCTAACACAGACAGCCCCATAGCTTCTAAAGCATCTACAGCCTTAGCACTAAGTTGACCAATGTTTACTTGGTACTTACCTGACATGTCGTTAACTTTATTAAGCTGTGCCCAATACACTTTACCTTTTACCTTAACTGCTTCTACTACTTCGCTCATTTTCAATTTCCTTTTAAATAAATAAACAATGGTTTAGTGACAGTCTTTCCAGTTGTTACCAATATGAGACTCGGCATCAACAGGACAACGGAAACTAAACGCTTCACCTGCAGTCTTCGCTGCTTCAATAACCAATGCTGCTACTAGTTCAGCATCCTCCTCTCTAACTTCTATCTGCACTTCATCATGCACCCATGCTAATAGTTTAACATATATCTCTCTCTCTTTCAAAGACTTTGTTATCTCTATCAACCATTGTTTAGCAATGATGGCACCAGCACTTTGTAACAACACATTCAATGCAGCATGCTCACTACGCACCCGCAGCTTGCGTCCATCTAAGCCGGGTAATGCTCCAGACTTCTTATAAATCTTACCTATCTTTTCCTTAAGCTTCTTAAGCGCAGGTGTGTTATCAATGAAGTTGTTAATGATTGTCTTACCTTTAGCTTTGCTACACCCGAAGATGTCAGCAGCACGTTGAGGGCCAGCACCATACAGTACACCATATGTCAATGTCTTAGTCTTGTTACGCTTAGCCTTCAGCTCTTTGTCATGCTCATCATAAACTTCATCCTTACCTGCAACACCCATAGCCTTAGCATTAAGCCAATGAATATCACCACTCAACAACACCTTTTGCCACTCTTCATCCTGCATGTAGTGCGACAAACAACGCAGCTCAATACCTGACAAGTCAACACCAACTTGTTTCATACCCTTTGGCACTTCCCACATCTCCCTACACTCAGCACCATATGGTTTAGACGTGGAAGGAATCTGTCCCATGTTGGGACTATTGTGGGTGGCTCTACCAGTTACAGCACCATTGGTAATGATGGAGCCATGCACCCTACCATTATCATCCATCATCTCTAGCCAACTAGACACCTGTGCTATGCGCTTTTGCACCATCAAATACTCACTGACTAGCTTAGCTTCTGGCACATCTATACCATCTAACACATACTCGTCAATGATGTAGTTGCCTTTGTCAGTTTTTTCTGTAAGCTTCACACCAGCACCCATCAATCTCTCTGCAATTTGCTGCCTGCTGCCGGGATTGAATGGCTCTGAGCGTTGTTTTAAAGGACCTGCAACAGCTTCGTTAGCTAGCTTAAGGGGATAGCCTAGCCTACGTAGTTCATCACGTACACCACCCTTTGTGTCTACCTTGATAAGAACACCATCAGGTGCTACCACTTGGTAGTATTGCGGTGTTTTAGTTTCCATAACAGTAGGCGGAAATACACTTTGCAGTTGATATTCAATATCAGCCATCCTGCCTGACAACTGTGCCAATAATATCTGAGCTTTCTGTTCATTAAGTTGATAACCATTCTCATGCATCCTTTGGCAAATGATTGCCACCTCGTGTTCAATGTCAATGCTGCGCTGGCTGAAGCCATCAGCTGTGAGTACGTATGTCAAGTGATTATGTAAAATCTTTAGTAGCTCTACATCGTTAGCACAGTAGTCTTCCATCTCCTGTGACCAGCCACTATCGAAGTCGTCAAAGTCTCCTTTGTACATGCTTAAGCGAATGCCCCAAGCACCTAAGCTATGTGGACCATACGATTTAGTCTTCTTAACCACACCTTCTTCAGGCTCTGGTGTCTTAACAAAGGCTATGTCAGGGTTATGTAATCGAGACAACACCAGTGTATCGCGCTGGTACTGCTCTTCTATAACAACACCCCACACTTTACGCAGCACTGGGTAGTCAAAGCCTATGCCGTTATGTGCATAAACTTCACAGCCGTCTAAGTATTGTTGTAAGCCTTCGCTGTCATACCATATCTTCATCACACCATTCTTTTTAGTAGCACACATCCATATGGTATCATGCTTTAAGTTGGTTTCAATGTCTAGATAAACAATGTCTTTCATAAACTTTCATCCATTTCTACTGTCTCAAACATCCTACCTGTCTTGTGATCAAACTTAAGCTGACATGCAGGTCCTGTGATGCCATTGAATCTATTCTTCAGCACCCTAACCTGTGTGGTGTTGCGTATATCTATGTCAACAGCTTGCCCGTTACGCTCCAATCCTATCACCATATCACTGAGCTGTGCAATTGAAGCACTGCCTCGTAGCTGTGCAAGGCTAGTGGCTGCACCTTCTTCATGGCCTCTATCAACAGGACGCTTCAAGTGACTAACAACTAACAAGGCGATGCCAGTCTCCTGTACCAGCATACGTAGCTTAGTCATTATTTCATCAATGGCCTTACGTTCATCAGCATTATCCTGTGCAGACACAATGATTGATAGGTGATCAAGAACTACATACTTACACTGTAAGCCTTTAGCTAAGTAGCGTACACGATTAACAATGTTATCAACCGAGGTGCTACCAAAGTGATCAAACAAATATAAACGATCAGTACCTAATGTTAAATCAAAAGCCTTGCGCTTCTCTGTGTCATCTACTTCGTTAGGAAGGTGTAGGGGAATGTCAACAGCTAGTGACATTAGTGACAGCGCTGTCTTCTTAACACTCTCTTCTAAGAACATCAATCCAATGTTGTCTGCGCTGTGGTTCAACAGATGCCACACAATTTCTTTTAGCACTTGACTCTTGCCTAAGCCACTACCTGCTGTCAGTGTCACCAGCTCTCCCTTACGAATGCCATAGGTTAAATCGTTCAACCCTGCCCAAGGGTAGTAACAGTCTGCTTGTGCTATAGGCTTAGAAACTTCATCCCATAAACTACTACCAGCAATAATGCCGTCAGGTACATGGCCTTCAGCACCCCACCAACGCTGCACATAAGCAGCTTCCTTGCTCTCTGCCAACCAGTCACATGCATCTTTGTAATTGGCATCAGGTTTAAACACCTTAGCTTTAACACCAAAAAGCTCAGCCACTTTAGTAGCTGCTTCTTTGCCTTGCTTGTCACCATCAAAATGAATAACAATATTCTCAAAGCTATTCAACCATTCATACTGCTCAGTGCAATCCTTCAGAGCTGAGCCTGCACCATTACGTATAGACACTACAGGGTATTTACTGCCTAACATCTGAAAGGCTGCTAGCGCATCAAACTCCCCCTCCACAATAGTGACATACTTACCACCAGCCGTGAACAGCTGTTGTCCGAATAGTGTAGCTGTTTTCCAGTCACTACCTTCTTTAACAGCGATAAAGAACTCCTTGTCTTTAACACTACGAACCTTAGCTCCAACAACTGTGTTGTCACTATCAGTGTAAGGAAAGAACATTTTGTTTTCATTCCTAACAACACCATACTTATCTGCTGTTGCTTTGCTAATGCGTCTGTCGCTAATAGAAACACTATTACCTTCTAACATTAGTTTAAATTCTTTTATCTGTGCTTCTGTAGCAATAGATGGTTTCTTAGTTAACATAAACTTTTGTTTCTCTTCTGTGTTAATTGATTGTTGATAGTCCTGACAGCTGAAACAATATGATGAACCATCTTCGTTATAAGACAAAGCATCATTGCTACCACAGCTATCACATGGATGATGTGTTGAGACAAAGGTCATAGCTTCTTAGTTAAAAGAATAAAACAATTAAAAACAATTATCACAGACATAGTTTCACCAAGCCACCACATGTTGTGTTAGCTCGGACACCAGTGCCTGTGACGGTCACATGAGTAGCAGCTGTGCATCCTGCTTATTCTTCACTCCAGACTATTAAGACTTGATGTAGTCTCCCTGACGCGCTCTAGAGGTTATGTCCCCACGCTGGTTGATCTGTCAGTAGCCCCAAGTATCAACCTTAAACAAACAACCTACCGCTTGGTGTCGGCTTCCCCAGTAGGTTGTTGGTAGTGTAGCACAAGTTTTCAATACATGCCATCTAAATTTGGCGGCTTATATGATGGTGGCTTTGTTACCTTGCCGTTGCTATCAAAGTCTGGCATACCATTGCTATCAAACTTGCTCCAGTTGCTTGTGTTAACTTCCTCACAAGCAGCAACAATGTTCATTTGAGCACAATGTGCAACACCTACCGCTGTAACAATCTGATCTGCTAGGCTGTCCAACAACTCTTTGCGATTGCTTATAGTAGCTGTATATTCTCCACTTTTTAATTCCTCGGCACACCTATTTAGCCATACCCTTGCGTTCCACGCCTCATCAAAACCTTCACCGTCTTCTGAAATGTATAGCGTTGCCAGCATCTCCACCACCTCTTCAAGGTGACAGCCTAGCTGCACATTAAAAGATTCTTCTGTCGGCGCTGGTCGGGCACGTTTGTGCCATAGGTTTAGTGATTCAATTGTCATACATCGCTTTAACCAAATGATAGAATTTAACTAACTCTTTGTCATACTTACTACCCCAGTCCACTACCTCACCCTCCGGCTTCCAGCTTTCATTTTCCCACATACTAAACCCAGCTTCTTCAGCAAGGTCTTTAATCTCCTCTGTGAACTCTAGGTCAGCTTCATAATCAGGGGCTAGCTTTTTAGCTTCACCAATGCCTGCTTTTATAGCAGTGAGTATACCTAACCGCGTCAAGGCCACCACTGCCTCTGGTGGAAAGTCAAACTGATAAACAGCACTGCCGTCTACGTTATCACGTAATAGAGTTACGTTGCCCGTTCCTTCATCATTCATTTCCATAAGTCACCTTCGCCTTTGCACCAGACAGCTTTGCCATCTTTGTTAATAAATCATTCAACGGCTCTAACATCATAACCCTACAACAGCTAAGTGTAATGGGGCTGAACTCAGTACCGCTATCACTCTCTTCTATGCGATTTAAATACTTATCAAAGAACTCTTTAACAAGCCCTTGCAGTATTAAAGCATCCTTTTCATTACGCATCTCAGCGCCTATCTCTTCATAGTCCATCACCACTCACTTTCATCGGCAACAGCAACAGTCATCGTAGTACAGAGACCATTGTATATTGTCACCCAACTCATTGTTATGATAGACCCGATACCTGAGCTGCTATCACATTCAATTGTTATGTCAGACACAATGTTGTTTAGTTCGACAATCTCGTTAATCTTCTCTACATCCCTAGGTAGTAGTGTTATTTTGCTCATGTGTTTCTCTCCCTCAATTTGGCTTCAACTCCCTCAGCAACACCCTTACCGCTACACCATAGTTGGTAGCCTTCTCTATAATGTGTATTGTTATCAACAATTTGCTCCATCTCCTCCTCGGTTAATCCAACCCAAGGCTTATGTCTGTATTGATTCATGTTGTGATCGCCGCTCATGTGTTTTTCCTTTAATTCTTTTCGTAAGCGTGTATGAAAACCTTCTTCACCATCATCTCCAGACACTAACCAGTCCACCCGTTGAACATATGTATAAGATTGCCTCAACATCTCGACTGCGGTTTGAAATGCCGCAATAGTTTCTGCTGTATAGTGACGACCTGTAACATCCCCCCACTCATTCTTTTCTTCATTATCATTATCTACAATTAATTGCTCAATGTCGTCAGCAATTTGAGTTAATTGATACTGTGTGTAATTAAAATGTCCGCCGCTCATAGTTCAACTCCGAAATGTTTTAGTAAATCTGCACGAGCTTCTTCGTCTACCATACCAAGAT